ACTCTTACTGGAACACAAACTTTAACAAACAAAACTTTAACTAGTCCTGCAATAGGAACAAAAATTTCAGACACAAACGGAAATGAATTAGTTAATCTTACTGCAACAAGTTCAGCAGTTAACGAATTTACTTTAGCTAACGCGGCAACGGGAAACGGTCCAGTTTTATCAGCAACAGGGGAAACTAATGTTGATATAAATTTAAACCCTAAAGGAACAGGTGTACTTAAATCAGGATCAGCAGCAGTTAAAATTGCGGGTAAAGAATCTTTATGGGTTCCTGCTTCTGCAATGTATCCAAATACTACAAATGGTTGTGCACCAGTTGCGCAAACAGAATTATCAAATGGACCTGAATTAAAATCATTAGACTTTGACAAAGACTCAGATGAGTTTGCACAGTTCGCTGTTGCATTTCCAAAATCTTGGGACGAAGGCACAGTAACTTTTCAAGCATTTTTTACAGCGGCTTCAACAAACACAGGAACAACTAAATTAGTTTTAAATGGTGTTGCTCTTGCAGATAACGGAGATCTTAACACTGCATTCGGAACAGCTGTAGGACCAGCTGCAAAAGCTATGAGTGGAACATCAAATGATTTAGCTGTTACAGCAGAAAGCGGTGCAGTTACAATAGCAGGCTCACCTAGTACAGATGAGTATGTATTTTTTCAAATAATGAGAGATGTGTCAGAAGATACTTTAACAGCTGATGCTAAACTTTTAGGTGTTAAACTATTCTTTACTACTGACGCAGCTAACGACGCATAAGGAGAATAAGTATGGCACACTTTGCTGAATTAGATGAAGACAACATCGTAATTCACTTACACGTAATTGGTAATGATATACCAACATCAGATGGTCCTTTAGGGGACAATGATATGCATGTAGACGGTGAAACGTATTGTCAAAATCTTTTTACAACAACTCACATATATAAACAAACATCTCCTTCAGGTAGTTTTAGAGGAAGGTTTGCACGTAAAGGTGATACGTATGATGCAGCAAACGATCGTTTTGTAGGGCCTAAAAATTTTCCTAGTTTTATTTTAAATGAAACTACTTTAATATACGAAGCACCTGTTGCTCCTCCAATGGGGTCAGGTGGTGACCAAAGTATAATGCAATACTCAACAACAGACGATAACGGCGACCCTTTAACACTTTTTTATGATGTTAAATGGGACGAAGATAATGTAAGATGGCGTGGTATAAAAGACGTAGGATCATCTTATTGGGACCCTAACACGTCAACATGGATAGAGGAATAATATGTTTGGATATAGAATTTTAGGTTTTGGATCTGGAGGAGCTGGAGGCCCTCCTGTAGCAGTTGATTATTTAGTTGTTGCTGGCGGCGGATCGGGCGGATATTACGGCGGCGGCGGCGGCGGAGGCGCTGGAGGTATGAGATTTTCATATTGTAATGGTTGCGCTTCTACTTTAGACATAATAACTGGAGGTGACACTACAATCACTGTAGGTGTTGGTGGTACAGCAACGATAGGAGGTTCTCCTCCTTCTAACGCTGACCCTGGATGCCCAAGCGTTTTACCTGGAGACACAGTTACTATTACATCAGCAGGTGGAGGAAATGGAGCCCCAACTGCTCCTGGTGTTCCAAATGTTGGAATTGCCGGTGGATCTGGTGGTGGTGGAAAATTTTCACCTGGACCAAACCCTTCTCCAAGTAGATTAGGAGGTGCAGGAAACACACCATGTGCCCCTGCAGCTTTAGGTGGACCTCAAGGAAATAATGGTGGTCAAGGACAACCCGTTCCTTCAAACTTTACATCAGGCGGTGGCGGTGGTCACGGCGGTGTTGGAAGCCCAAGTGGTAATGGCGGAAACGGAACATCTCATGGAATTACAGGTTCTTCAGTTACCTACGCAGGTGGCGGCGGAGGCGGAAAAGGATTTAACGGAGCATCAAGATCTTCAGGATCTGGTGGCGGCGGAGACGGCGGAATAAATAATTATGGTGGAAGACCTACAAGTGTTTCATCTGCGACTCCAGGAACTGCAGAAACCGGAGCTGGAGGCGGTGGATCAGGAAATGCTCATGGCGGAGGAAACGGTCCTACAGTTGTTTCAGGCGGTGGTGGATCAGGAGTTGTTGTTGTAAGAATTCCTACATCATGTACACCCGCGTGTGCATCAGTTTCACCAGGAACAAATACTATCGCAACTGTTGGTAGTCATAAAATATTTAGATTTACAGTTTCGGGAACATTGACATTATAATATAACTTGTTATAAATGTTGTATGAAAGACCTATACTGGCACTATAAAGAAAGCTTACCTTTAAAATTTTGTAATGAAGTAATTAACTTTGGTAAAACACAACAAAGTTCATTAGGTCAAACAGGTAACCAAGAAAAAAATACAAAAAAATTTAAAAAAAGAAAATCAAATATTGTTTGGTTAGATGAACCTTGGATTATGAAAGTAATAGTTCCTTTTATTGATCATGCAAATAAATCACTAGGTTTAAATTATAAAATTGATACATCAGAAGTACCTCAATTTACTATTTATGAAGTTGGGCAATATTATGGGTGGCATCAAGATCAATGGCCAAAACCTTATTCACAAGATCACAACATACCAAGATTAAGAGGTAAAAATAGAAAACTATCTTCAACCATATCTTTAAATTCAAAAGCCGATTATAAAGGTGGTGATTTGCAATTTGCTGTAGACGAAAACCATAGTCCTAAAAGACAAACACTATCTGTTGATTTAAGTAAAACAGGATCAATGGTTGTTTTTCCATCTGATACTTGGCATAGAGTTACACCTGTTACAACAGGCGTAAGGTATAGTTTAGTTCTTTGGAGTGTAGGAGAACCATTAAGATGAGTAATGAAACAATAACACCTCAATATTATTTTGCGTCTCCAATATATGTGCATTCAAAAAAAGAATGGGTAAAGCCATTAATAAAAGCAACAGACCCTCATATAAAAGAAGCTAAGAAAAGAAATGCAAAATTAATTAAAGAACTTAAAAGTGAGTTTGGTCTTAGTCACCACTCAACACCTTTAACTGAAGACCCGGCTTTTGATAACTTTCAAAAATTTGTAGGAAACACTTGCGCTCAAATACTAATGAGTCAAGGTTTTGATTTAGATAAATCTACTTTAGTTTTTACAGAACTATGGGTTCAAGAGTTTTCATCAAAAGGAGGTGGGCACCATATTACACATACACATTGGGGCAATCATATGTCAGGTTTTTATTTTTTAAAAAGCAGTAAGAATACATCAAGACCTTATTTTGATGATCCAAGGCCAGCTGCTTTAATGAGTAAACTTCCTGAAAAAGATAATAAAGCTGTCACCGCAGCTACATCACAAGTTAATTTTGATGTTGAACCTGGTACATGTATTTTTTTTAATTCTTATATGCCTCATGGTTTTCATGTAGATAAAGGAGAAGAACCGTTTAGATTTATACATTGGAATATGCAAGCTATTCCAAACTCAGTTTTAAACAATAAAATAGAAAGAGCATGAAGAAAATATTTTTCTTAGCTGGTTTGCCAAGAAGCGGTAAAAATTTATTAGGAACTATTTTAAATCAAAACCCTAATATGTTTGGTTTATTACAGTCTCCGCTTTGTGAATTATTATATAGACAAAAAATTCTTTGGGACGATAAAGATGAAGATACGCAATATGATTTTTCTAATCCTCAAGTTAAAAACATGCAGTCTAAATACTTAAAAAATTTTATAAAAAATTTTTACAAAGAGCTTACAGACAAAGATGTAGTATTTGATACTAAAAGAAATTGGGATAACTATGACAACATTCAAATGTATAGAGATATATTTAATTTAAAACCTAAAGTGGTTTGTTGTGTTAGAAACGTAGAAGATATTATTGCTTCTTTTGTAAACCTATATGATCAATCAAAAAGATTTTGGGATTTTGAACCAATGAAATATAAATTTTATCAGGACTATTGGAATTTAAGAAGAACGTATTTATCTAAATATCAAGATTGTTTATTGCTAATAGACTATGACAAATTAATTTCTGCTCCTGAAGACAGTCTTAAAAAAATATATAAATTTATTGAAGAACCATATTTTAAACATGACTTTGATAATATTAAAGCTCCGGAATATTATAAAGATATAAATAAAAAATTAAAAAATCTACATGTAATTAATACTAAATTAATTAAAAGTAAAACAAACACCAAAGAACTTTTATCACCAATACAAATAAAACATTTTAGTAAATTAAGTTTTTGGAAAGGTTATAGTTTTAGATGAAACTACATTTAATATCAGGATTGCCTAGAAGTGGTAGAAATTTATTAGCAACAGTTTTAGGTCAGAACCCTAATTTCTACACAGCTATTCAAACTCCTTTGTGTGAATTAGTTTACAGGCAGTTTAGTTTATGGGTAGACAAAGATAATATGCACCAAGAAGATTTTTTAATGAAAGAAATAAAAGATATGCAATACCCTTTTTTAAAACAATACATAAAAAATTTTTATTCTGTTCTGACAAATAAAAAAATAATTTTTGATGTAAGACACAGTTGGCATAATAGATACAATATTTGGATGTTAAAACTAATATACAACGAACCCCCAAAAGTAATTTGTTGTATTAGAAACATGGAAGAGATAGCGGCTTCATTAACTAAATTACACTCAGCAAACGGAAAAATGTGGGAGGAAACATTGCTAGAAAACAACAACGGATTAATTGATTCTTATAATGAGTTATTTAAAACGAGATCGACTAGCTTTGCACCTAGTCTTCATATTGTTAAGTATGATGACTTGGTTGATGATCACGATAATACCATGAAAAAAATATATAAGTTTATAAAACACCCTTATTTTAAAACAGACCTGCGTCAAATAAAAAGAAATAAAGCTTATGATAAAGCTGAAGAATTACATAACTTAAAAGGACTACATAATATAAAAAAAGGTTTAGTTAAAAGTGATACTAAGCCTGAAGAAATATTATCAAAAACACAGATTAAATATTGGAAACAAATGAATTGGTGGAACAGATGAGTTTTAAAAAAAATAATTACATAGTAGTTAAAGACGCAATTAGTAAAGAACTTGCTAATTTTTTATATATCTATTTTCAAAATAAAAAAAATGCAGTCTCATATATGTTAGATAAAAAATACATATCTCCTTTTGAAAAAGACCACGGACATTTTCAAGATAGTTTTATTCCAAATAGTTTTTCTAATTATGCAGATACTGCTTTTGAAACTTTGTTAATGGGTTTAAAAAATAAAATAGAAAAAAATACAAAATTAAAATTAAACGAAACATATAGCTATGCTAGATTATATAAAAAAGGAGATGTATTAACTAGACATAAAGATAGATTTAGTTGTGAAGTTTCCGTTACACTTAATTTAGGTGGTGACCCATGGCCTATATTTATTGAACCTAATCCTAATAAAGGAAAACCTGATAATGCAACTGGCAGATATGTTTCAGCAAACACTAAAGGTGTTTCTGTTTCCTTAGAACCTGGAGACCTAATGATATATAGAGGGTGTGATTGTGAACATTGGCGTGAACCTTTTAACGGTGATATATGTGGCCAAGTTTTTTTACATTATAACAATGTTGAAACAAGATTAGCTGATTTTAATAAATATGACACAAGACCTGGATTGTGTTTACCAGAGTGGTTTAAAAAAACACAGCTACCATGATTGTAGATAGATTGTTTCCAATTAATGTAGGTATAGTTGATAATCCTAATCATCATGAATTAAAAGAATTAGAACCCTACATATATGAATTAGCAAATAAAACAAAAAAAGGTGGTGACAATTGGGTATCAAATAAAACTTACAACACCTCACAGACACATAACGTATTTCAAGATAAAAAATTTAATAAGTTAACTGGTTGGGTTACTCAACAGATAGCTAGGTATTGTGAGTTTCTAGGTTATCAAGGTTCTTTAAAAACAGGAGCAGCGTGGTTTAATATATATAAAAAGAAAGATTATCAAGAGTATCACAACCACACAGATGGATCATTAGTAGCTGTTTATTTTTATAAATCAAAAAAAGACAGTGCTAAATTTCATATTAAAAGTTATTGGCAACCTGATTCAAATGAATTTAGTCAGGGATCTCATACAACATATGAATCTAAAGAAGGCAGGCTTTTAATATTTAATGCAACTGTAGAACATTGTGTAAGCCCACATATGGGAAAAGGAGATAGAATATCTTTTTCTTTTAACTACAAAAAAATAAATGATAATTGATAATAATTTTTTAAAACCTGAACATAAAAAATTAATTAAAGGAATGTTAACTAATTCGTTTCCTTTGTATTGGTTGCCTCATCAAGTATATCCAGACAAGAGACCTTATCTCTCACATACTTTTATGTTACACGATAGGAAAACAAATACATCTAAAGTAAATTCTTCTATTTATGAAGAAGTGTTTGATATATTAAAAACATTTTGTAGTAAAAACAAAATAAAATTAAACAAATGTTTTAGAGCTAATCTAAATATTACTTTTCCTTTAAAAACTAAAACAGGCAAATTTCATAAGGACCACAAATTTGAACACAGACAATTAATAGTTTATCTTAATAACTCGGACGGCGACACGGTATTAAAAAAAGATGGTCGTATTAAATTTAAAAAATATAGAGGGGCATGTTTTGATGATCAATTGCATTATGCTGAAACTCCATCAAAAAACAGGAGAGCAATACTAATATTTACTTTTATATGATAAACATTATACCTCTTTTTCCTAAAACAGTTTTAACTGATAGAGTTAATTTACCTGTTAACAAAGTGAATGAATTGCAGACTTACAGTGATTCGTTTGATTATGTACATTGTAACAATGACCCAAAAGCATGTTTGCAATCTAAAGAACTACACGTACTAAATAAAAAATTAAATTTAAAAAAAATTTTTCTACAAAAAATAGAAACTATGTTGGCCGCTACGACAGAACAACAAACTAGTATGCAGATGACTACTTCCTGGTTTATTAAAGCTAGAACAAATGAAGAAAGTAATTATCACACTCATGCTAACTCAATGTTAAGTGCTGTGTATTATTGGAACAATGAAGACAATAATAGAATATATTTTGAAAACCACAATAAATCCGCATGGTTAGTGCAGCATAATAAACCCAATATATATAACACTACTGAATGGTGGTTAGAAGCTGAGAATGATTTGTTGGTTGTCTTTCCTTCGGAGCTAAGTCACAAAGTAGGAATTAATCAAGGAACACAAATTAGGAATTGTTTAGCAATGAATTTAATTCCTGTAGGAAAGTTTGGCTTAAATGATTCAAGTTTAGAACTACCAAAATTAAAATGAAAAACGTATTTTTTATATTAAGCACGGCTAGATGTAGAAGCACTTGGTTTAGTAATCTATTTACATACAAAGATAGTTTTTGCTACAACGAAGAACTTAGATACATAACTAATTGGAGTGAATTAAAAGAAAAAATAGAACAAAGACCAGAAGCTAATGTTGGTTTTGAAGATCCAGAAATGTTACACTATGTAGAAACTATCTATAAAATGTTTCCTGAAGCTAAGTATGTTTTGTTAGAAAGAAACAGGGACCAAGCTGAACAGTCTTTAATAAATATTAGTGGAGCAGATCCTAGAACTGTTTATGACAAGTTTGATAGATGGCATAATGACTTAGAAAGATTTTTAAAAACAGTTAATAAATTTGAGTTTATACATTGGGACAATATGGATAACGTTGAAGAGATAAAAAAAATATGGAACTATGTTTTACCTAATTGTGAATTTGATCAACAAAGATGGGAAATGTTAACAGCTATGAGAATAACAGTAACAGATGGTAATAAACCTTATCCAATTAAAAAAGATTGTTTAAGTCCTTACTTTGATTTTAATAAATTAAAAAAAGCAAAATGATAGAGTCTTGGTTTTCATCGCCTATATATGTAGAAGACAATGTTGATAAAGAAAACATTAAGACATATAAAAAACACATTAAGAAATATGCTTTACAAACTAATTTTTTATCAAACTCAATTCAAAATAGAGAAGGTATACATACTAGCCATGAATTAATTGACTTAGTAAAAGACCCTATATTTATACCATTAAAAACACACATCTTAAAACACAACAAAATATTTTTATCAGCATTAGGATACGATAAAGAAACAATTGCAGGAATGAAAATAAGCAATATGTGGTTTAATATTTCTCATACAAACACTTCTTTATTAAAACACCTACATCCTGGGTCTATTACAAGCGGTGTATACTATGTAAAATCTTCTCCTAAAAACAAAATACTTTTTTATGCAAAAGACAGTATGATTTTACCTCCTAAAAATCCTAATAATTTGTCTTATGAAGACGTAACTTACGAGTGTTTAGAAAGCCGTATACTTCTATTTAAAAGTAATTTAGAGCACAGTGCCCCTAGACAAGAAGAAAAAGAAAAGATAAGTATCTCTTTCAATATTTTTTGACAGTTGAATACAGCAGATTTTTAGTATAATCTGTAATAAATTAGGATTTTTATGCTACAAAAACTAGGTTTTTTACCAGGATTTAATAAACAAGTTACATCTACCGGCGCTGAGTCACAGTGGACAGGTGGCACAAATGTACGTTTTAGATATGGTACGCCTGAAAAAATAGGTGGTTGGTCTCAACTAGGAGATAAAAAACTAACTGGTGCAGCTAGGGGTTTGCATCACATGGTTAATAAAGAAGGTATTAAGTACGCAGCTATAGGCACTAACAGAATTTTATATGTATATTCTGGTGGTGTTTACTATGACATTCATCCTTTAGTTAATCCATCAGGCACAGCTCTTACAAATGCGTTCAGTACAACTAATGGACAACCAACAGTAACTCTTACTTTTTCTTCTGCACACAATTTTCAACCTGGTGACATTATTTTATTTGGAGATACTTCTACATTTAGTGCAATTACAGGATCAAACTTTGGTGCCTCAGATTTTTGTGATAAAAAATTTATGGTTACTACTGTACCTACAACAACTACACTTACTATTACAATGGATAGTAATGAAGGAGGAGCAGGAGCAACTACATCTGGAGGTATAACTTTTTTTCAATACTATCACGTAGGACCCGCTGAACAAATTGGAGTCTTTGGTTATGGTATATCACAGTGGGGAGGTACAGTTACAAACCCACAAACAACAACTTTAAACGGAGCATTAAATGCGGACTCTGCTGGAACTGGTGGTTCAGGGACCACGATTATGAAGAAATATCTTACACAGGAATTACAGCTACAAGTTTTACTGGAATTACTAGAAATGTTAGAGGAACAGCTAACGCCTCTCACAGTAATGGTGCAACAGTTACTAACTTTAGTAGTTATTCAGCCTGGGGCCAAGCAGCATCGACCACGGATAAAGTTGCAGAACCAGGTATGTGGTCATTAGATAATTTAGGAAGCACACTTATTGCTTTAATATTTAACGGTGAATGTTTTGAATGGAATGCAGATGCATCTAATGCAACGGCAACTAGAGCAAGTATTATAACTGGTGCACCTACAGCTTCAAGAGATATGTTAGTATCTACTCCGGATCGTCACTTAGTATTTTTTGGAACAGAAACAACTATTGGAGATAAGGCTACGCAAGATGATATGTTTATAAGATT